GGTTTTGTCGTATGATTTGTTTCGGGATGGATTTTGGGATTGCGAAATAAGAGTTCTGAAAGATAATACTGGGAAAGCAAGGAAAGAAAGTAAATGTATTATTTGTTATGAAGAAATTAAGCCCAAAGAATATATTCGCATATTAACTGCTGTAATCGATGGAGAAATAGTGACTCACAGATATTGCACAAAATGTTGCGAGGCAATGGAAGCTGATGCGAATGGTGGCGATTATTTGGCCATGCAAAGGAGATATGATATTGGATTTGAAAAATTTAAACCATAAAATAATATTTACTACAGGTAAGGAGGTATAAATGCAGTTTCTTGCGTGGTATACATTATGTATTATAGCGTTTGGAATCGGCGCAAATATTATGGATTCTAAGGCAGGAGGATTTGTTAGATTATTAACGGCGTTACTTATGACTCCTGTATTGATTTTTGCTATTCTCTATCTGTGGGGATAAGAATGATTGAATTTATCATTCTCAATATATTCACTTAAGTATTTTATTTTTAATGCTATACATTTATCAACCTGCCTCCATTATCTATGAAATAATAGTACATTTTTCATAGAAAAACAAACCTTTTTTATAGTAACTCGCAAGTTGATAAATAAGCATTCTATTACTATCAAATGCTACGTTGGTGACCAGCAATGAATATCTCAATTTTGTTAGAGTCTCAAGTCAATATAATTTCTCTTTACTTTTTCTATGGTTTTATAATAAAGAAACCAAGAAAAAGACTTTCGCTGATTACTGCACGAGAAATTGTAAAGGATGTAGGGGGAAAACGAGATGAGTAATGACGCGAAATATATAATTGAGTATGAATTACTTCCATATACTGATAAAAATTATCCACAAAACGAAATAGATGCTTTAAATAAATGCGAAGATATTTTAATATCAGAAAAATTTACAAGAATAGGTATTGGATACACTTATTATGGCGAGACAAAATATCAGTGGAAGGATGAAATTAAAAAACACGTTACTGCCGTACAAGTATTGGAATGTAAAGAATGTTGTTTATGGGAAGACGTAACCAATAAAATAACAAATCCTTAATTATGAGGAAAACAAAATGACTTGGAACTGGATGGCTAGAATCGTAAGCAAAAGGGTAAGAGAACTTGAAAAATTGTGGTGGGAAGATGAGGTTTATATAAAACATCTTCACAAAAGAGAAAAGGAATTTTTAACAAGAGAAATGGCATTGACATCGCAAATTGCCAATATAAACATGAAACATATTATGGAGCATCATCCAGAAACATTGCCAAAGTGGGATAAGTCGAATAAAGGTGATTTGGTCTGGCGGGAAGATGTACTGAAAACTGTTAAAGAATTATTGGGCAAAAGTAAAGTATCTATCACAACAACAGATAAAATAATGAGTGAATTTAATTCCATTCCCGCAGTAGAAAGTCACGGAGTTTTTAATGAGGAGTGAACAATGGTAACAATATCTAACGCACAGTTTTTGTCGTTACAAGAAATTATTCAAAAATGTAAAGCCATTTTGCGCGAAAAATCTTTACACGGGAATGGCTTGGTGGAGGATTTATCAAAATCAGTAGAGAGATATATGTATTTGGTTTATCAAGAGGACGATAGCAAATGACAGGCAAATTCCCCCATAGGCTTGTAGTTAGAATCAGCGACAACACCTATAATCTATTACAAGAAGAGCTTGATAAGCGCAATAGTATGAATGTGGAGAAATTGGTAAGAGGGATAATTGACAGATACGCAGAAGAGTGCAAAATTAGATACGTTAAGGAAGTCATGGAAAGCTTGGGAATGATTCCAAGAATAATTATGAGCAGAAAACAAATAGAAGAAATGTGGAGTAAAAAATGAATATTAATGATGACAATAAAGAATATAATGTAATCCCATGCGAGAAATACATATTGACCGAAACAGATGTAAAAACTGGGGTGAAAAGAATAGTTGATTTTAAAATATTAATACAAGAAATAGTAGAAGAATGTATAAAAAAGACGATTGATGTTGGCTATAAGCCATTAGACAAACCACATGAGTTAGACAATGAATGATAAAAATTGTTGGACGTGTTTCTATTCTGATATTAACTCACAAACAACGCTACTTGGCAATTGCACGAAAGTTACCAGAAACAACACAGAAGGATGTAAAGCAATTCCAGGGCACATCGTGGATAAAGGTTGTAAGTTTTGGAAAGAAAAGGAGTAATATGGCATATCATATCCACATAACTACTGACTGGCGATTCTTAATTGAGAACAAAAAGTATAATATTGAACCGTGCGCCGAAATAAACGTGGTTCTCGATTCGGGCAAAGACGCGGCGATTGATTTTCTTAAAAATATAGTTATTGTCAAGGAAGAAGTGGTAGATGAACACAGGGTAAATATGATGTATGGGGATAAAATGAGGTTTAGAAGTATGCTCGAACAGAGCATTAGGGAGGTAAGCTCTAGACGCGGTTGTGTTTATTTTATGGAATATTATAAATTTGATGTTTCGCAAACTAAAATATTACACAGGGAGATGGAAAATGAACTGTAATGAATGCGGAAACTTTAAATTGCTTCACAATATAGAGTATCATGTTGATGGTTGCGAAAATTACAAAGCTATCATCAATGCGCATTACATAGGCGAACCGTGCGAATTGCGAATTTATGGCGCATATCAAAAAGAAGCAGAGCAATTCAAGTTTACTTATAGAGAAAAAAGATTTGCCAAACCGAATGAGTGGTATGTGAATATTGATATGATAATTAAAGCATCGCATTTTTATCGTCCGGCGGATGAATATGACGTTCATTGGGTTCTTAATGCTATACCAAAAGAGCCGGAATGGAAAGATGGTGATTATGTATATTATCTCCCAAGTGACGAAATAGGCAAGATAATAAAACGTGCTGATTCATACTTTATCGAGTTATTGTCCGGCCAAGTAGTCCGGCTTTGGGTAATTTCCGAGAAACCATTAAGGATAGACGATATTCGCAGTATTACTATTGAAGATTGGGTACGCGAAGTCGATGGAGTAAAGTACAGAGCGTATAGAGACAAAGAAAATTACATACACCTATTGTCGGCTACTGACGATGGTAGTGATGGTCGTAAATCATATAGAGTGCCGGAAGAAATATTAGAATCTTTTTGCAGATTAGCGAATATTCCTATCATGCCATATTTATTATCACAAGGCAACTATGAATATCCAGAATAAGGAAAAAAATGTTTTTCACTGATGCCGATATAGCAGACCAAGCACAGAGATTGGAAAATTGGATTGACGACTGCATTTTGAATGAGATATTGGGACGTTCAGAAAATCCGCCTGAAATGTTTGGCTTATGGACAATTAAAGATGTAATAAAAAAAGAATATGGTGCTGTTATTCCTGATGAGAAAAATTTAAATTAAAAGAATAAAGGAGAATCTATGAAATCACTCAACAAAGTTTTACTTATCGGCAACATTGGCAAGGAACCGGAAATCAAGTATCTTCCGAACGGAACGGCAATGGCAAGTCTAAGCATTGCCACAACCGATAGTTTCAAAAATAAATCCGGCGAATGGGAGGAAACTACAGAATGGCATAAGGTGGTCTTATTCGGAACGCTTGCACAGAACGTCGAAAAGTATCTCAAAAAAGGAAGCAAGGTCTATATCGAAGGCAAACTCAAAACAAGGCAGCGAGAGGACAAAGACGGCAAGAAACATTATATGACAGAGATATTAGGGAATGAAATGCTGTTTCTTGATAGTAAGGCAGAAAAGAAAGTTGAGAAAAAACAAGATGACGATGAACCGCAGTTTTAATGGGGGAGGTACAGATGAGACTACTGAAAGCATTTTTAAAAGCAATAGGTGTTGCATTGTCAGTTATTGCATTTATTATATTTTTAAATTATTTCCCTGTTTATGCAATGACACTTGTTATAATTCTATTTATAACATTTGCAACTTGGGTGTTTTATATATGAGATGAATCATATTGTTGATGCCAACAAAATAATAACTAAACCGAGGATGTAATAGCATGTATTTTATAAACGGTTTCATAGATGTTCCGCCAAATGTTTCGGATATAATGAATTTTTTAGATAGCGATGCCGTGTCCATAAATTACAGAAATGGAGATACTATTCCGATAACAGTATTGCTCTTTAAGGAATGGCATTATGAAGAATTGAAAGATAGTTTGACAAGTACGATTAATACGCCGGATTTGTACGATTACATCGTTAAAATTAATTGCATGTGCATTGGAGTGTTTAGTAGAATTTACTATAGAGAGTATACGATTTTTTACAAAAAGAGAGACCCAGCCAACGGGGAATGCTCGTAAGTTCGCATTAAACCGCCTTCTCGTCAAATCTAAGCCACTTTCACCATAAAAACGAGTTAGGATAAGGAAATGGGGAAGAAATTGTTAAAATGGAGAAACTTGAACAATTAATTAATGGATGCAAGGCTTTCGTTGCGATAGAAGTCAATGAGCATAGAAACTACTACGAACCGGCAGAGCAATTTTTAATAGACAGAGAGGCGGATGAAGATATTGACGACAAAGAAATATATAAAAAAATGATTGAACTTGACACCATAGTTATGGTGCAATTTTATCCAGATACACCCATTGGTTTTTATAGAGTATGGCATTATGATGCTGATGCGGCGATAGACAAGGCAGTGGAGATATTAAACGAAGTTAAGAAAGAAAGGGTGAAATAACATGGAACTGATAACCGAAAGAGATATGATTCTTAATGTGGTTAAAAATTGGGAAATATTATATTGTGGTGGGGAATATGGTCAAGATAAATTAGAAATATTAAATAAATTGAGAAAATTGGATTTAGAAACAACTCAAGCAGAATGTGTTAATAAAATCATAGGCAATGGCTCGTGGACAACAATTGGATGCGATGAATGCGGCAAAATAGTAAAAACCGTTGTTAGGCTTGGGCAGGAACCGGACTATGACGGCCATACCGCATGGATATGTCCAGATTGTTTAAGAAAAGCAATAAAATTGATAGAGAGCGGGGAAAAATATTAGAATCAAAACAATGGAAATTCAGGTTGAAATAAAATTTTAAGATTACAAATTATGATGCCAAAACAGGCGGAAATGCTATAAATAAAAAATGGAGATAGAATGTATATTGAGAATCCAAAAACAAAAGGTTCTGGAATCATGTGTGCTATACCGCAAGAAGGCATCTGTCCAATAGGATGCGATGATTGTTTTTTTCAGTCTGGCCGCTCTTATCTTGAACCATTAGAATCAAATTTACCAAACATGCCTAATTCTAATAATATGAAAGTATTCCGAATCAATGACGGAAATGACAGCAATAACAATCAGAAATTGGTCATGGAGTCCACCTTCAAATATAAACACAGATTTTACAATACTTCTATTATTAAAAATCTCGATAAGTTCAACGCGCCTGTTGTTCTTACGGTAAATCCTAAAGACAAAACAGATATTGATTTTAATATAGTCGAAAAGATTCCTAATATTATGTTTGTAAGGATAAGAACAAATACATGGAATGTCATACCGGTGGTGGATTATGCGGTAAAATACTATTCGGGCATCGAAGTGCCAATAGTGCTTACTTTTATGGCGTACCACGATGAATCCTACATACCCGTGGCGCACAAGGATGATTATATATTCAGAGAAAGAACGCTTAATTCTTATTGGGCAATAACCACGAAAGCATGGCGGGAAATTATGAATCGCTATGAAGATAATATTTGGGTCTATAGTTGCGGTAAGATTGAGGGGGAAAAGGGCAAAACTTCATGTTCAAGGTGTGGTAATTGCCTAAGAGAATATTATGTGACAATGTGCAGAATAAATAATAATTAAAAAATCCTTGTTTATAATAAAAGCCACTTGTTCTCACTGACTGCTTGAAAAGCTACTAATGAAATAAGCGATTGTCAAGTAAAAAGTGTATAAAAAAAGTAGTAATGTGAAAAATTATTAGAATGATAGACAAAAATATTTTACACTTCAATTATTCTAAAAAAATTTTGGATTGAGAAAAAAACGGAATTGTTGCCTTATAGCATGATAACACGTAAGGAATCTGTATAAAAACATTACCATAAACTAATTATAGTAATATTAAGGGTTAGAAATTTCTAAAAAAAATTGGAAATAATTAATAGAGTACCCCATAATAGTGAACCTTCCGTTCTCATTCTGGCTCCTGGGGGGTCTTTTGCTACCCATATAAATCTTTTCACCTTCTTTCCAGCAGTCCGGTTCCTCACCAGTCAGGCCGCTTAATTCCCCATGTTAAGTATTCCTTCCCCGCTTCTCTCCGGGCGCAGCCCACACATTCTCCCTGTCTACCCAAGGTCAAGCCCTGAACCTTCCTGTATCCAGCGTATCAATCCGATCATTCAACGCCACGTATTCACCAATTCCATCATTTCCTTCATTTCAGCAAGGCATATTATATCACTTGGCTAATAATAATGTCTTAAATCGCCTCTAATGAAGCCTGTAGAATCAAGCGTATCAACAACTATGGTATAATTATAATATAGAATTGTACTATGAATACAGGTAAGTACAATAGATACAATGAGTTATCAATAACAACAGGAAAGTATGACCTGTGAAGTATTATATCCATCGTGAGTATAGTACTATCGGTATATTGACAGGGCAGCAGGCAAAGCATACTCATGGTATACTTGCAGTAGTACGGGCAGTATCGATCAGGCCATAATGACCTGCATATCTATTCTATCACAATAGTGCACATACAAATATACCAATCAGCTAAACCAATACATGATTAATAGTGTATTGCTTTATATAATGTTCATAAGATTATGAAAGACATAATGCTATAAGCAAATAGTATGCCAAGTATGGCATAGCAAGGGGAACTTTATTTTTATAAATGTTTGCAAATATGCAAAAAAGTACTTGACATTGATTCTACAAAGTGGTATTATATTAGGTAGATACGATACGCTACATACACTTTAAACAGGGGAGTTCACGATGGAAACCAAGATGATTACCAGGTTATTCACGATAGAGCAGATCAGACCAATGGTTAAGGCATTAAAAGAATGTGATATGCTGATAGTAGAAAAGACACCGGAAACAATCAAAGTATCGACCAGGAAAGGCAAGGTAGTGTTTCAATCATTAAAGAAGGGCAGTGTCGATATGTGGATTACAAGAATGTATGAAAATTTACTACTGGTTAAATAAGAAACCTTACAAAGCTATTTATGGAGGATAAGAGAATGACAAAACAAGCATGGATAAAGCACATTGAGGAAGAACGGCACATTATATTAGCCGATACGCCTATCGAGCTATGGAGAGAAGAAGTAAAGAATCATTTAAGGCAAAATCCTAATTGTCCTATCTGTAAAGCAAGGAGAAAAACAAAAATAGCAAATTGCAATCGCAAAGCAAGAGAACAAGTAATGAGAGATTGTGGACTTATTAAGGTCAAAGGAGCATTGGGCGGAACCTATTGGGAGTAGATGAATAAATATTCATTTTATTGCATAATTATTCACTTAACTTTTTAAACAACTGTACTATGCAACTAGTACAGTTAGAAGCAAGATAAGCATAAACATGATGTTAAAAGATTTTATGCAATTATTCATCGTTAATGAATTATTATGCACTATCAAATAAGAGGAGTACTCACTATGAATAGAACACGTTACATTAGTATCGAGCCCAAGTATAACAGTATCGCTCATTGTGGCCATACAATCTTTAAATACCATACCTGTTATTATGATAAACAAAAGAAAGTTATTTATTGTGATGTATGCGGGCAACGATTAGCAGAAAGAGAAGCAAGGGAGAATCAATTAAACTTATTAGAAAGAATGAGGTTGGTATAATGAATACTTACAAAATTACATTTATTGGTTGCATGCTTGGGGCTATCGGGAAAACATATCGCATTACCAATACAGTACAGGCAGAAAACACAAAAGAAGCCTCCCTTAAGCTATACGATAAGTATGATCATATCAGTATAATAGAAATGGAGGAAATAACGCATGAACAACAACAGTGTTATTAATATTGGTGATTCAGTTAGAAAAACACATGTGTTTGATGGTACTGAGCGAGCGGGAAAGCCAATCGGTAAGCTTTTAAAGGTGGTAGAACTAATTGATTCTAATCCTCCCATGAGCACAACAGAGCAAAATGCTATATGCGTGTTGTCTGATGATTCCCGCGAATACTTTTGGAATTTAATCAAATATTAAGGAGAATGGCATAATGGAAAAGCAAGCTCTTATGTACGAGCAGATTTATGAACACGGGGAAAACCTAAAAAAGATATTTGGATTGCCCGAAGCCAAACCTATACAGCTATCAAAAAAACTTCATTCTCTTGAATTAAGAGCACATAGAAAAATGGAAGATTATTGTAACGGAGATTCAGAAGAGGTTGAAACTTATATCGAATCAGAATTAAAGCCAAAACTAATACGTATTATCGGTATTAACAATATGAACAAGATTTATATTAATGGCGATCCAAGAGGATATACTTTAAAACTAACAGACGAAGCCACAAATGAGGCAAGAGACAAAGGTATTAATATTCATCGTGATATGGGCGGTTATGGTATAATTGCACCTGAATTTGATGGAGAAAGGTAAAAATGTCATGTTAAGCAGAGTTGATTATATTCGGAAAATGGAATTAGCAATCTCTTACGCCGAAGAATTACAAGATAATTTTGAAATTGAATCTGATAAATGGTTTGAATATGAGGCAAGGATTAAAGCCCTTAATGCTTGTTTGTTTATGATTCGTGATGATGATTTAAGTTTAATAGAAACACTATTGCCTTATTAGAATAACTTTCATTAATCACAATTTTAAGGAGAAAGTAAAATGAAAATCACGGAAAAGATGTTGTTAGACGGTTATAATGGCCTCACTAACGGAATGGATCATATTAGTATTATTAACGGTAAAACAATCTACTGGAATTATCGAGAGGGTCAAACACCAGACGGCTTTAACTGTGTAAATGATAATCATCCTGCTAGTGCAAAAATATATGAAGATAAACAAAAGATAAGCGGCGTGCATATTTAATTTAAAGTGAAAGTTGAGGACAAGGGAGAAATCCCTTGTAAAACTACAATCTTGTTCCAAGTCAAGAACACTTTTAAAAGGAGAGTTTCGATGTCAATCAGAGAAGCTTTATCAAAAGTGAAGTTTATTCCCGTTAGAATCAATTCGGTTAATTCTCAAGGCCAGAGAATTAAGATCATTAAAGCATTTAAGATTATCAAGAAAACGTGATATGACACTTCTTTTATTACAACTTCATTCTACTATCTTGCTTAGAAGAATCAGACGGCAGACCTGGAGAAATAAACTATATGCACGTTCTGTATTCTTGCGGCAAGATAAAATACTATTAATGCATAAATTAGGAAAGTAGGAAATTATGAAACCAAGAAAAACAAGAGTATTAGTATTAGCTTCCCCGAATGGAACCCTATCAATGTGTATAGCTGGTCGAATGCATGAAGGCGATTATAGAAAGAATTGGCAAGTGTTATTTCATTACAAAGTTGTTAATCCATTCTATTATAAGAATGCCACTTATGATTACGCCGTTCACGCTTACGGGTTATAAAACCTATTAAACGAGGCAATTACTACAATGAAAACCGGAGCATGTTATTTTTACACTGATCAAGTAAAATGGTCAACATCAAAAACACCATCTTTAACACCATATTTAAAGAAAAAACATTATACTGTTTTATTTGTTCATGTTTTTAACGGAAATATTGACGAGGCAGAAAGGAAAGCAAGGACGATAAATGATAAACTATGTTTTGGTAAAATGCCAGGAGGTTATTTTATTAATAAATGTATCCCGTGCAATTTAGAAGAAGATTATACGATTATCAAGGTTCCTGACAATACCAAGATTCAGCCGTTAAATGACCATGATAAATTCATCATCGCCTTAATTGAATGTGAAAGTAATATGGATTATACTATTTTGTAAATGAGGTATCTATGACCATAGTAAACATCGGGCGCGGTATGTATCGTACAACAATTAAATCAAAGCGGTTAATGCATAAACTTGAACGCTTCCCACGAATACAGATTATCGGAACCGCTGTTTATTTTTCCGGTGAATTACTGAAGTATGTTGAAAGTATCGACAAGAAGAAATCAAAGGTAATTGAAAAATCTAAACAAGGAGAATTGTTCAAATGAGAAAATGGACTATTACCAGAGAAACAAGTAAGTATAATAAGTACATGAAATGGCATTTAGTGGGTATTGCTGAAAATGGTTCAGTATATAGCGATTGGTTTAAAACAGAAAGAGAAGCTGTTGCGAAAAAAGAGTATTTTGAAAGTGGAGCTAATAATAAATATACGCTAAATAATAGGATATAAAAGGAGAGATTAAAATGTCTTACATCCAGTACACAAAACCAGTTGACGCAAAGGAAGCGATTGCCAAGATTGAACTAAGAATCAAGCAGAATATCGAACTTGATAAACTGTATAAAACTATCATTCTGGTTTTGGAATCATGGAACGGGAAGAAACCTGGGAAACCCGGTCTGCCGGAAATGCCGGCACTAATGATGGCTTAACTATGGAGGTAAACGATGGATAGATTTGAATTAGATGGCCACATAATAGTGCGAACAACGCGCAAGGAATTAAAAGAATTGAAAGCTTCTGATTTTAAGGACGGTGATCGGGTTATAGTAAACGGGAAATATTGGATTAACATTAAATACGGGAATTACAAAAAACCGTCTTTATGTTCGTTTGTTATGGACGGATCGGGGAAAATATTGGATTGCACCCCTGGTCTCGGATGGCCGTATTATATTGACAGTTTTTTACACACCTAAGGGGGGTTAGTATGTATCGAGCGACATCTTTACAAATTAATGCTTTGAAGTATGTATGGAATACCGGCGGCGGGGCAACAAAAGACAATTTCGACGAGGATCATGATCCTATAGGGAATTATCTTTGGGAGGATTTGGCTGGCGCTGGTTTTGTTGAAGTTAGAAACGACAAGATTTATCTGACAGATTCCGGATTAGAAGAAAAGCAGAAATACGAATGACCGCCTCAACGCGAGATCGT